TCAATTCGACCATTTCCTGTAATCCGTTTCCTCAACCGTCAATTCCTCCACGCTTTTCAGATCTTTCTCCTTTTTTAGAAAAGCGTAGTAAAGCGACCGCAGACGTTCTAACGGAATAGCATTAAACCCTTTTCCTTCGACCACTTCTCCGGCAGCCCGGCAGGCAATTGCTTTCACCTCGTTGATAGTCGTTTGTGTGCTTCCCAGTGCCTTCCGCCAACCAAAAATGGCAGCAATTAGGCGTTTCCGCCATTTATCCAGCTCGGTTTCTTCCGGATGAATCATCCTGTCGAGTTTTTCGCACAAGTCAATCAGCTCTTTCAGCTCCAGATCACGGCTGCTCGTTACGCCGTACGTTGCCAGCATAGCCAGCTTGGTATCGTTATCGATACCTGCTTCACGTATCATCACGTGGAATTTCTTAATCCACACGTTGCGTTGTTTTTCAATCAGTGTTTTCATGTTTGCTTGATTTTTTTGTTGTTAAATTTCATTTAATCCCCAGTGTTCTTCTGCCAGTTCGTCATTTATATTCAAATAATTGCCACCTCCGTATCTTCCTGTCGGGAATGCCCTGAAACCCTGTACGCGAAAAGCCACATTTGAATCTCTCCATATTCGCTTTGCCACCTGTCCGTCGGGCTGTTTTCCGTCCACGTGGCTCACGTAAATAAACAGCTTGTTCGGAAATTCCTCTTTCAACTCTTTGTATTGTGCGAACGTCATACAGGCAAACTGAACGCTGTCTATTACTACGAAATCGGGACTTTTCCGTTTCCTGAGCCAAATCTTTATGTCCGGTATCTCCATTTTGTCCAGCAATACCATGCGGGTTCCAACTTCTTCCATGTTTACCCGCTCCATTGCCATTTGTATCGACAGGCTCAATCCTTCCTCAATGCTGTCGTAAGCTCCACGTACAAATCGGGTCAGGTATTTGCTCAACATCATTGCAAAACTTGTCTTTCCGTGTTTTGGAGGCCCGTAAATAAACCACGATCCTGTTAGTTCCGGACTCCCGACGGCTTCCAACCATTCGTCCTCAAAATTCAGCGTTCTGAATTTGGCATTGTAAACATTGGTTACCGAAATGGCACGTTTCATAAAACTTCCTGTTTTGCCAATTCCTTATAAATTCGGCGCAAACTCGGTAGTCCGTCTTCACCGAGCGTGCCGGTGTAAATTTTATTGATGTTGGCCTCGTTCCCCGAATTAGCCTTTATAATCATCAGGGCGGTTGCCTGCAATACTTTTTTCCCGTTGTCTCCTTCCGGTATGGCTTTGCTGTAGCGCTTGCCAAAACGGGAAAACAATTCGGTATAGCCAACCTTCCGGTTGTTGATCGCTCTGGTCATTTTTTCCTGAAGCCCATCGGCTCCCATCATGTAATATCCGCAACATTTTTCCGTCGCATTATAAAGGGCTTTTATTTCGAGAAAGGCATCGTATTGCAGATCGCCTGCTTCGTCCAAAATAATCAATGGGGTGGACAAGGTTTTGAGGTAAAACACCAAATCCTCATATATCTCGGCATATTTGCCTGTTGTGCCCACCCCAAACTCTTTGGCTATCTGTTTTATCAGCTTCTGTTTTGTTTTTACTTGGCTACAATCAATATAAATGGCGTTTTTGTGCGTTTTAACGTATTGCCTGGCAGTATAGGTTTTGCCAATGTCGCTCAAGTCGCAAATCATGGCCGAATCGCTGCCTTTCTGACACATTTCGAGTTGGGCGGAGATATACTGATAAACGGGTGTTTCTGCTGTTCGCCAGGGCGTTTCTTCCCTTAAACTTACGCCCAGTTTGCGGGCAATGGTTATCCAGCTTGCCTCTCCCAATACTCTCTCTATTTCTCCGTTTTTTACGCGGTTATACTGCGAACTGCTGATACCCAGCGAAGTGGAAAATTTGGCATCCGACCCGGAAAAGTTCTTCCGCGCTTCTGCCATCGCTTCTGCGATACGTTGTTTAAATTCTTTCGTCATCATGTTTTTGGTGTTTTTATGATTAAACTTAAAGTGATTCCAATGCTCTGGCTGCCCAGTTTATATTTTCAATATCCGTAAATTCGTCTTCCTCATAGCCTTTCGGCTGTTCTGTTTCCTCTACAATTTTTACTTCTATATTCTCTATCGACACCGATTCCAATACACCGATTTTGGGGATAGATTGTCGTCTTTCTTTTACGAACTTGTCAAACTTGGCGGCGCGCTTCTCCTGATGCAACATGTTTTCATAGTCCTTTTCCGTCCTTTCAATAGCATTTTCATTGTATTGAAATTGCGTTTTATTGATGGCTTCACCGATGTAAGTGTCTCCCTGATACAGGTAAACTTCTTTTATCGAACCGTCAGCCTCGGGCAACCAATAGGCGGTTACGTTGGTATTGTTCGGTTTCAGCCGTTTCAGAGATTCAAAATCAAGCAGCTCGAAGTTTTCCATTTGTACCGGACAATAATCATTGTTGTAAATGGTTGTTTCCGTTACGTTGCCGATAAATTTATAGAGATGCCATTTCTCTATCGGTCGCAAATTCGGATTGTACTGTTTGATCAGCACGTCTTTGCGGGTCATTCCCGGATAGGTTTTCTGCAAGGGATGCAGCTCGTTGTTGTGCTGCTCAATGTCGGCAAGGTCGTCGGCAATAATGGCTTGTGGCTGATACATGGGCTCCACATAGTCGCCGTCCACCTTGTTGCGTATGCTTCGGTAAGCTTCGTTTTTGGCATACCACCGTCCGCGTGTGTGTCCGTTTCGGTGGCTTACGCCGTATTTCAACGATTTGATGTTGTGTTCGGCCCGCTTTTCGGTAGGTGAATTACACCAACGCATAAACGGGAATATTTCGCTCAAAAAATCAATGTCTTTCATCAGGTGATGTTCCACTTCCAACTCTCCCGGCATGGGAAGTCCCAATTCAATCAGTTCACAAAACATATTGCGAAACGCTTCAATAACCGTGTCGATCGTCGGTTTGCCCAGCACGTAAGCCGGACGGAAATAATATCCCGATACGACGTCCACGGCAATGTATTTATAAATCCAACCTCGCACGCTTTTACGGCTCAGTGCCACGTCGTCCATACTGATTTTACTCAGCGAGTATTGTCCCAATTTACGGCTGTGCTTCGGACGCATTTTGTTCACATAGTCGAAGTTCCCGTTCCTGTCCATGTAAATGGCCGTATTATTGAGAACGTTTTTCAAATAGTTGCGAACCGTAGCCACCGATATTTCCATACCCCGATTTTTATACCTGAAATCCTGCGGTCGGAATATCTCCCCGGTTTCCTTGTCGAACAGTTCTTTATCTCCGCTTATAAATTCCAGATAAAGCCGGTGTACTTCGTTCACAAACGGATGGTTGTTGTTTCGATAAATCGAGAGCAGCAAATTCTCCAGCGATACAGATACCACGCGGGCAGAATCGTTGCCGATGTTTTTGTGGATAATCGACGCATAACCGCCGTTGCAATACTCTTTAAATACTCTTTCAAGCACTCTCGCATTTTTTATCGGATCGCAGGGATATGTTTCGGTCTGTTCCAGGTAGTAATTGGCTGCCAGCTCCCAAAATTCTCCCATTTTCAACCTTGAATTGGCTCTTGCATGGGCATTGAGCTGTATGGTAAGTCCCCGCTTGATGGCTTCCAGTATCGAAGCCCTGTTGGTATAGCGTTTTATTTGTTCGTCATCCAGGTGGGTTCCGTCAGGCTTCAGGTAATTGGTGAAAAATTCGCGGGCTTTCGTTTCTATCTCAACGGCAAAAATTCCCCGTCTCGCTTTTTCTTCTATCTTGCCAAAACGCTCTTCTATCTTTCGCCGCCTGTCCGATCGCCGGATGCTCTTTACGTCTATCAGCGTATTGCCGTTGATGCCGCGCCGATAAATCTTTAAATAACCGCGCTTGCTGTCATTTCTAAATTGACTTTCTGTCAATCCGGCTTCTATCCAGTCGTTTACGCTGATGGTTACTGTTCCGTCTATTGCCTGGTACATACGTCTGTTCGTTTTTTTCTTTCTTTTTTGCTCCCGCCGGAGGCTCGAACTCCGGTGCTTGCCCGTCGGGAAAAATTACTACCTTTGTTTGTCAAATTTTTAAATAGTAATTCTTATGGATAAATTAGCTCTATTGAATTTTATCGGTAAAAAATCAAAAACCGATTGGACAAATTGTGAACTTTTCATTGCTTGTCTCGACGATGTATCCGAAATGACGGCAACTTACAACGGTGCTTCCGCTGAGCTTTCTCCTTCTCAACTTGTTGCACTTGCTGCAACGCATTGTCGATTGCTTCTAAACAACATTTCTCCAAAAGTTCCGTTAAATTTTCGCGGAGTGGACGTAAATCAATACCTTCCTGGTCGTGATCAACTTTTATATCTACTCGACCAATTAATTGCTGAATGTGAAGATGAATAATAGGCGTTTTCATTTTGAATTGTTATTAAGTAAAATTTTCGGAAGGCGTAAAAGCGGAATATGCCGATACTTTCGGCCATAAAGTTTCTGAATTTTTCGATAGGCTTCCTTCTCACGATCCGATTGCTCAAAACGTACGGGAGAAAATATCGATTCAGCTTGATTTGCTGAAGACCGATCTTGATAATCTTGAAGATTTCCTGAATCGGAAATAACTTTTTGGTTGTTGGGTGTTTTCATTTTTCTTCTGTATTAAAGCGTTTGTTCAATTTGTCCATTATCCCTTTTTTGTCGGCTCTCAGCAAAATAATGCTCGAAACCGCAAACCATGCCACTCCTGCTGCTACTGCCCAAAGCGGATTATGTTCCGTGTTCAAGGTCAGCCCCATAAAGGAGAGCGTCCAGTTGATTAAAATAAGATAAGGTTTCATTTTATTCTGAAATTAAAGTTTTTACATCCTCGTATGCTTCAATCTTTGCTTGGAGGCGATACTCTTGTGTTAAATACCAGCCATTATAACTTTTTATGTTTGCCTGTACAATGAAATTTTCGTAATCTTTAATATCAGATTCACATTTTTCAATTTCATTATCGAGCCATTCTAAAAGTTCCTCTTTGTTAATTGTTTCCACGGCATATATTTTTTATTCTTCTTTGCCCCCTTTTTCGAGAGCCATTTTCCGTATCCGTTCGGCAAGTTTGCTCCTTGTCCGGCCCTTCAGGGCGCTGCGTACCGTTACCGTACTCACCCCGAACACCTTTGCAATTTCCTGACGTGTTTTTCCGTATTTCAATAAAATTTCTCCCATAGTGTTATGCGTTTTCAAGTTGTTCCAATGCTCTTTGTACGTTTCCGTATATTCCTATCTGATTGCGTTTATTTTCGAGCGCTTTGTTATAGAGTGCCCTTAATATTTTCGGACTCCTCATTGAGCCGTTCAATACAAAGCTCACACTTTGTCTGCTTACACCCAATTACAGGGCAATATCAGCTTTATCTCCATGATTCAAATAGGTATCTATTGTCCACAGTAGCTCCATTAAGTCTACATTAGCCCTTTCTCTGAGTTTGTTTCCTCCCGTTTTCAAACTGTATTCTCCATTTTTGCGAATTTCAGGTAATACTTCATTCGTTACCCATTTGCGAAATTTTTTGGCAATTGGCAGATTGCTTCTAAATATCATATTATAAAGTCCGCTTTCGCTTACAACATTAGCTTGTACTCTCTGAATTGCAGCCGTTCCGTCTTTTTTCGTACCCGTTTTTACCCCTAAGTAAACTTTTCTTACCTCGTCTTCTTCCAGCATTTGTATAGCTTCTCTATTATTGCTGTGTCCAAGTGCATTACACAAATCTTTGAATACAAACCAGGGTTGCTCGTCAATTATTTCCACTCTTATTTGACCAAAATCGGAGTGATTGAATACTTTTAATTGTTCCATAGTGTTTTTTTTAAAATTTGTTGTACCTTTATCGCCTCTTTCGCTTTTGAAAGAATACGCAAAGTAAAGTATAAAATTTTATACTTCAAAGAAAAAATGGATAAAATTTCACCTATAAAAGAAAGAATTTTACAATTTATTGATAGTCAAAACATTAAAAAGATAGATTTTTGTGAATTGACTGGAATATCTTATGCTAATTTAAAAGGAAAATCACTTTATAGTGAAATCGGTGGAGATAAAATAGCGGAAATTTTATCTATTTATCCATATTTAAATCCAGAGTGGTTACTTACCGGCAAGGGTGAGATGCTGAAAAAGCGAGAAAAAATACCGGTGGCCACACAGGCCAAAAATGGAGAAGGAATTCCGCTTATTCCCATTGATGCTATGGCTGGATTTGCAGCCGGTGAGATGCAGGTATTGGAATATGAGTGTGAAAGGTATGTGGTTCCTGTATTTCGTGAGGCGGAATTCCTTATTCAGGTAAAAGGAAGCAGTATGTATCCCAAATACAGCAGTGGAGATATTGTTGCCTGCAAAAACGTTCCCTTAAATGATATTTTCTTTCAGTGGAACAAAGTATATGTGGTGGATACCAATCAAGGGGCACTAATTAAAAGAATAAGGAAGGGAAAAGACGAGGAACACATTCTGCTTGTAAGTGAAAATGAAAAATACGAACCCTTTGAATTGAAAATTTCACAACTTCACGCCATTGCCATTGTTATTGGCGTTATTCGGTTGGAATAA